TCTGGATTTCAATTGCGTCTGGATCTAGGTTCATTTGCGTCTCCTCCTGAATCTCCTGCAAACATTAATGGTAAAGTTGGTTCTCTTTTTACTGGATTGTAGTATAGCACAATTGGTCCGGGATAGACCTTATTGAGTTCTGCACGTACCTCCTCCCTGGTAGGTCTGGAGAATTTATTGAAGAACATTTGAACCTTTAGTGTTCTTCCTCTCCAGTTGAAGATAATAGTATATGTTCTTCCTCTTTCCTGTACCCTAAGATACGATTCTGCTATCTCGTTTCTCCAATTGACTGCTTTGCATTCATAGGTTGCTTTACCTGGGACTACAACAGACTTACTGAAGTTTCTAATCGTAAACATGTCCCACATCTTGGGACCATAACTGCACTCCTCTCTGTATTCCATCTTGCCACAGAGTTCGCAGAATCTCTCTTCTCCGTAACCTTTCATATCTTCTTTGAGTTTACCAGTGCGACGGTCAGTTTCTCTTCCCATTTGATCGAAGGTGCGTTTTGGCATTGCTTTATCCATGAAGGCATCAATCTTTTTCTTTTTCTCTGCTTCCGCACCACCGTAGACTGCTTCTTCTACCTTTTTCTTTTCGGGTAAACCTTTATGCTTAGTAGATGCAAAATCTTTCGCATCTTTCTTCTTCATAGAGTTGGCA